CTCAAGAGATGACACCGCTGTTTTGCTTCAACATCTTGTCGATAAAGAGGTGCTAGTAAAATCTGAGTTGCCAAGTAGATTAAGCCGTAAGTTAAAGTAAGGTGTATTAAATGAGTATAGATCAAGTTAGCGCGTCCATAGGTGAACTAAAGGCAGAAGCAGCTTCCTCTAAGAATCAACGTGCTGCTTTGTTTCTTCAGGTAGCGGACATTAAAACAATGGTTGCTGATCTAACTGTTGTGATCCAAACAAATATAACTAAGGATGATATAAAAATCGAAGAAATTGAAAAGGACGTTAAGTCACATGGGTCCTCCATTGGAGAACTTAAGAAGTTTAAACAACGTATGCTCATTGGTATCGCCGCTATTGGTGGTACTGGTGGTATAGTCGGAGCCTTGACTACTGGTTTAGCAAATAAACTAGGGCTAGGTTAATCAACTCATATATATATAAAGGAACATAATATGCCAATTACAATCGTACCAAAAAAGAAACCAAAGAAGACCCCTGCGAAAAAGAAAAGCCGAAAAGTTAAAGGCTACTAATATCATAAGGTAAAAAGTATGGCTGAGTTTGGAAAGAGAAGCGAAGAGTGTTTAGAGTCTTGTGATGAACGTATACAGCTGGTACTTAGGGAAGCGATAACGCATTATGACTTTGCAGTTATCAAAGGACATAGAGGGGAAGATGAGCAGAATGAGGCATTTAGAAATGGCAATAGTCAGCTTAAGTTCCCCTCTAGTAAACATAATAAACATCCTTCTCAGGCGGTAGACATAGTTCCCTACCCTGTAGATTGGGATAACCAAGCTAGGTTTAAAACACTTGCTCAGGTAATCAAAGGATCAGCTGAGAAAGTAGGAGTAGAAGACTTACATTGGGGCTATGACTTATGGCAGTGGGACGCACCACATTGGCAACTAGGGAAATAACATGGCAAAAGATAAAATACATTTCTTACCAAGCGGAGTCCCATATACAGGACTTACTCATAAAACAAATGGTAAGCTAATGTCAGGGGCAAAGCATACAAAGACTAGCAAGATGCTTTCTCACACTAAACCTAAGAAGAAAAAAGTAAGGAAAGTATAATGCTTCCGTTTATTGGGCCAATCATACAAGGTGTCTTAGGCGTAGGAAAGACATACCTTAAGAACAAAGGTGAGGTTGCTCAAGCTAAACATATTCGTAAGCTTACAGCTATCGAAGGAGATCAGGCTTGGGAGATAGAGCAGGCTAAGAACCAAGCAGGTAGCTGGAAAGATGAGTTTGCTCTAGTAGTAATCATCTCTCCATTCATAGCTATGTTCGTAGCCTCCATCACTGGTAATATAGAGATGGTCAATAGAATAGGGGATGCCTTTGTAATTCTTAAGACTGACGTACCGGGAGAATACTGGTATTTACTTGGTGTAGCTTTTGCATCTACATTCGCCATTAAAGGTGTTCCGTCTATGCTTAATAAAATTAGAGGTAAATAATGTCATACAGAACTATAGTAAATAAAGTCTTACGTAGACTTCGGGAATCATCAGTATCAGCTGATTGGATTGGTGATCTTGCCGCTAATTCTGAAGTAGATGACTATGCTCAGTTGATTGGTGACTTTGTAAATGAAGCTAAACTTAGTGTTGAGGATGCATGGAAGTGGACCACGTTAAGATCAGTGGTAACTATAACTACTTCAGCAGCCACTAATGCCTATACAATCACAGGAGCTACAGACCGTAGTAAGGTTCTACAGGTGATTGACAATACAAACAACTTCACTCTACAGCTAATGTCAGATGAACAGTTCTATGACTACAAGTTCATTGGTAATCAAACGGACAGTAACCCTATTGCCTACCGTATCAATGGAACAACGATGGACTTCTACCCACAACCTAGTGGCACATTTGACATTAAAGTACACATTGTAATACCTCAAGCAGACCTTACAGAGGCCACTGCAGAGCTAACCGTTCCTGAACTACCAGTAGTCCTAGGGGCATATGCTCTAGCACTTACTGAACGTGGTGAAGATGGTGGTGCTGGCGTAGGTGTAGTAGCCTCTAGATTCGATAGTACATTATCTGATGCAATAACTCAAGATGAGTCACGTACAGTGAATGAAACGGTATGGTATGCCAGTTAAGCCGCTACGTCCCACACGATTAGACGGGTTAGGTTCTAAGGGACTTAACACTCAGGCCAGTAGTTCTACTCTAGGACCAGAGTGGCTAACTGAGGCATCTAATGTAGTCTTTGACTTTCAGGGACGAATAGGTCCACGACATGGTATTAAGGCTGTATCTAAAACAGTAGCTGCACCTATTAAGTCTATTGGTGAATACATTAAATCAGATCGTACAACTGCTTACTACGTAGGCTCAGGCTCCGCTATATACTTACGTAATACCGCAACTGTACCTGAGACCCTCACAGCGCAGACCTTTGCATCTTCACCACAGACCATTAGTAATTCTAATTGGCAGTGGATAAACTTTAATACAGAGTTCTGGGGCATACAGGCTGGACATTCTCCTATTAACTTAACGGGTACGACATGGACTGATGTAATTGACTTAGGTACATATGTAGCCTCTACCGGAGTAACCACGTTTGATCCTAACTGTGCATTAGGGGACTTTGGACGTATGTGGTACGGTGGTGTCACTGAAGATTCTGGTACTCTATACTACTCAGATAACCTCATTGGTGAGAAGTTAAATGGTGGTGCGGCAGGGGTAATTGATTTACATACTGTATGGGGACAGGATGAGATTGTTGGATTAGCTTCCTTAATGGATAAGATTATTATCTTTGGTAAGAACAATATAGCTATCTACTCAGGTGCATCAAACCCTTCAGCTATGGTCCTTGAGGAATTAATCAAGGGTGTAGGGTTAGCGGGAAGAGACAATATAGTCTACATGGGTGCAGACTTGCTATTCCTTAGCTACGAAGGTCTACAGTCCCTATCTCGTATCACACAGACAGACGGTAAAGCTCCTCTGACTGACATGAGTATTGCTGTACGTAATACTTTAGCGTTCTACCTATCTACAGCGGACTTAACTACCATCAAGACAGTGTATCATAAGAAAGAAGGTCTTGTGATTACCTTTGTTCCCGACAGTAAGCTGGCCTATGTATTCGACTTCTCATCTGGACAGCTACCTAAAGTGACTACGTGGAGCTTTGCTACTGCTCCTTTGTGTGGCGTAAGCACTATAGGTGGTGAGTTAGTTGTTGGTTCAGCTACGTATGTCGCTAAACTTGAGGGTTTTGCTGAGGTAGATATTACAGACACTACATCAACTAACGCCAATCAGTCTGCATGTGAAGCTGTAAATGGAGTCTGGGATGGATCAAAATGTTGGTCTAGTTCAAACAGGTTATATAACTACACATGGTCTACGGCTTGGTTAGACTTAGGTGAACCAGCTGTCACTAAGATACTTAGGACTGCTTACTTCTCCTACACTGGAGGTAGAGGGTCAGCTACGTCCTTAAGTCTTTATGTAGATCACGATTCAGTTAATCCATTAACCAAAAACTTTAACTTAGCTCCAGCTGAGGACTACGCAACTTATGGAGCCGCAGATTCATTATACGGTGTATCTAAATTTACATCTAAAGTTGGACCTGTAGAGTACAAAATACCATTAGGACGTACAGGTAAAGTGATTAAGATGAAGATGGTTACTGAAGTAGTAGGCGATTATTCAAGTCTTGTGTCTATGACACTATTGACTAAACAAGGTAAGATAAGGTAAGGATATAAGATGGGTATAGGTTCGTTTTTTAATGATTTAGCGTCTGATGTTGGAGGGTTGTTCTCAGGAAGTCAAGGAGGGAATAACCTCTATGGATCATTACTTGGTGGTGGTCTAAGCTACTTAGGAGCGCGTGAAACAGGGCAGTCGGCCCGTGAAGCTGCACAGACGCAGGCTAATGCTTTAACGCAGAATGCCAATGCAGCTATGGCTCAAGCACAACCGTGGTCCGTAGGGGGCTTAGGTGGTACTGCTCAGTTCGATGAGGGCAGTAGGTCCATTATGCAGAACCTATCACCACAGCTGAGTAACATATACCAAGGCGGTCTTGACCGTAGTGGTATCTTTGGTGGACAAGCGACAGCCTTAAGTGCTGATCCATTTGCCGCACAAGAGCAATTCTATAATCAACAGCAAGAGTTCTACCAGCCAGAAGAGGACCAGCTACGTACTGATCTAGAGACACGTCAGTTAGCTCAGGGACGCTTAGGTAGCACCGGAGGAGCTAGACAGTTTGGTCAACTTGAGCAGGCTATAGGCCAAGGACAGACACAACGTAGGAATGCTGCCTTTGGTCAAGCTCAGGGACTTATTGATAGTCTACTTGGGCGTGAGTCCGGTGACATTGGACAGTCTGTAGGGTTGCTTAATATACCACAAGGGATGGCTTCTCAAGGAATGGGCTTAGGTGCAAGCTTAGGTAATCAAGCGAGTGCGGGATTAGCTTCACGCGCATCTGGAGCGCAGGCACTTGGGCAGGCATTTGCACCTAGTTCTATGGGTACTGCATTGTCTGGGATTGGTGGGATGTTCTCAAATCCGTATCAACCGCCTCAGACAAAGAAACAAACTCCCTACTCTAGTTACATGCTTTCGGGCGGTAATGCTAGTATATAAGGATAACAAATGGCTCTTCCTAATAATAATGTAGGTGGTATGACGGGCGGTAGTCTTCCTGATTGGTTGGCTGATTGGCTTCTTATGCAACAAGGTGGACTCACGGCAGCGGACAATGAGTACTCCCCTAACAACGCAGTACTAAGTGCATACACCAGAGCAGAACAAGAAGATATGGGCTTACATACGCCTGCTATTGAAGGTGGCTCAGGTGACGGGTTTTCTCCTACATTTAATCAATTAAACAGTAATCAACTTACTACGCCAAACATGCAACAGTTAGGATCAGATATTGTAGGTGGTGTTGTGGATAACTTAGGTTCCTTAACTGGTATCTCTATGTTGGACTATGCTCCAGAGGCTTTAGAGTACGGGAAGAAGGGATATAACTACTTAACAGACCCTAGCGGACCTCCCTCTATAGGAGGCATAGGTAGTGGTCTTTGGGAAGGCGCTATGGATATGTTCGATAGTGCATCTAAGGAAGTCAATAGCTTTATAGACAATCCTGTGCAAAAAACAGTAAACGCTCTTGGTTTTAGAACGGGTGATGAAGCTGGGGTGTATTCTAAGGTAGGGCTGGAGGCCTCTAATTTTGGAACTGCGGCAGAGTATTCCGTTCCTTTGACGGGGTTGTTTGGAACAGGTGTTGCTGGTGCTGCTGGTCTTTTTGAGATGAGACAGCTTAATGAGGCAATGGGGCGTAAAGGGAAAACGTCTGACGGTCTGTTTGACACTTGGGAAGGTGTTCCTGAAGAGGATCAGCTTGGAGTCTGGGATGGAATAAAAGCATGGTTGTCCAAACCACAGACATTAAACAGTATGTCTACAGACCGTTTTTCATATGCTAACAGTCCTGAAAACTTTGCTAACTTTCCCGGTACAACACCGTCTATAACACCTAAACAAGCATTATATAATGCTCAAGCATCTTTAGCGGGAGGTAACTGGACAGGAGAATCTATAAGTAATCCTAATGCCGCTAATAACCCGTATGGACCTCAGTTTGGAGGGCCACGTACAGCTATGACTCCTGAAGAAGTACCAGCGGTCTTTGCTAGGGCAAATGCTATAGCGGCACAGCAAGCGGCAGCGGCTGCGGTAGCATCTAGTCAAGCACCTTATGCTGTTAGTAATCTTGAATCGTATCCTACTGATCCGAGTTACTATGGAACTTATACACCAGATGCTAGTGGCGGTGGGGGTGGTTTCTCAGGCGGTTCTGGCGGTGACTACGACGATAATGACACATCTTATTCAGAAGGTTGGGATTAATATAATATGGCACAGAATCAAATGCAGGGTTTATTTACAGGCGCGGGTGTAAACGATGTATACGCACTACAGAGACAAGAGCGTGATCAGAAGGTACGTCAGGCTATGGCGGACAGCGCAGGGGCTGGAGGCAACTTCTATGCTAACCTTCAGGCTAAGGCCAATGAGCAGATGTCTCAGGCATTCCAAGGTGGTGTACGTGGATTGCTACAGGGGACTGACTTAGCTCCAGCTGAGGACCCTAGGTTAGCCGCTGCACGTAAGCGTGAAGGTGACCGTAATGAGATTAATGACATGCTTGCGGGGTTTAAGTCCGACGATGGAAAGATATCTGAAGATGAACTTAAGCAGGGATATGCAGAGCTTATGTCACGTGGATATCCTAATGAGGCTGCATCATTTCTACAGCAGGCTCAGAGTATGCGGAAGTTGGATATAGATTCCACTAAAGCATCTAATAAAGAGACCTCACTTGACCTCCGTGAGAGGGTGCATGAACTTAACACTGACCGTAAGGTTAAAAGCACTACGGATATTGGTGACTTTGAGGATAAATCTAAACGTAAGTTTAAAAAGATTGCTTTAGTGATGAAAGATGGAACTACATCCACTGTAACTATTCCTTGGGATGGTGATGAGTCTATTTCTCCTGTCGGTGCGTTAGTTGGTATAGACTCTGAAGGACAGACAAGTCAAAAACGAGTAGACGAAGCCGGAAAAACTTCAGAAATTACTGAACTTCAGAAGCGTGGTACAGCTAAGTTTAAAGAAAAGCTTACGCGTAAGACAAATGAGTTAGCGTCGTCCTTAGGCGTTACCGCAGATAAAGCTAAGAGAATGGCTGAAGCCACTATGGTCACTAGAGCAACTGCTATTGATAACGGAACCACCGCACGTAGAGGTAAGCCAGCGTTAAAGGCACTTCTAGAATTAGCTAAAGTTAGAAACAAAGGTGGTGACGCTTCAGCCGCTTTAGCCTCGTTTAAACGGGTGTTTGGAATGGAGAATAAGAGTGACGCTGAGTTCCGTACAGGCGCTCAGTTAATCATGGTTAAGAACCTTAAGAGGTTGTTTGGTCCAAGAGCTACTGACAAAGACATGGAGGAGCTAAAGAAAGCCTTTATGGGTGAGGGACAGACTCAAGAAGCTAACCTCGCTATTATAAATAGGTTCTTAGGTGATTACCAATTTGAGATAGATCAGGCTGATTATTTCTATGATAAGCCAGATGCGGATGCAGGGACTTATTATAACCACCTTAGGAGTCAGCAAGAAGCACTAGTCGGAGCTGCTGTGGACGGTAGTGTCGTTGTCGACGGTAAAACATACACCGTCAAGAAGGTGGGGAACTAAGATGGGTAAATGGATATTTACTGATCCTGAGACTAACGAAGAGCATAGCGTCACAGGGGATAATTATGAAGGAGCTAAGGTTGCTTTTGAGCAATCTATTTCAACACAGGAACCTAATGTAAAAGAACCTAACCGTCCTATGATCATGCCGGGAGGTATGGGGTTTCCCTCGTTCTCTCCTGAGCAAGGTCTAGAGACCACAGGACAACAAGCAGGTGATGTAACGCTAGGGAACGCCTCAACGATCTTAGGTGTCGCTGGTTCCTTAGGAGGTTCTCCTATAATCGGAGGAGCCATGGGTTCCTCTATAGGAGGTGCTATTGAGGAGGCTTGGAATGGAACACCTGATATGTTTGAGAGAGCCGCTACAGAAGGGGTTATATCAGTAGCTTTTGATAAACTTATGCAGCTAATCCCTAAAGCTGTTAGATACCCTATACTCGCAGCTAAGAAGGCATTAGGTATGAATGCTAAGGAAGCAGCTGAGTCCATAGCTAAGGAGCTTGAAGGTAAAGCAGCTGAGTTTGGTACTGATTCAGCTAAATTACAGGCACAGGCTATAGCTAATGAAGCAGGAGCTTCTCTTACTCCGTTTAACCTAGGTAAGGACTTAGTGGATTCTGGTCATGTCGGAGAGAAGATCGGACGTATGGGGTTTTTCAATGATAGCGTCTATCTTAAGAACTTAGATAAAATTGGAACTAGAGTTAATGAACGTCTGAATAATATCTTTACTACTAAAGGTCTTAGTGTTGGGGTGATAGGTAAAGGATGGACCGAGGCTCTCCAACAAGGAAGAATGTCCCGTAATCAGATGTATGGAGAACAGCTTCTTGAACTAAGCGGTAAGCTCAGAGGGAATACTATCTCTTCTGATCCTTTGATTAAAGGTATTGCTAACTTTAAAAAGTTTGGCAATAAGAAGCCTAATCCTAATGACAGAACACGTTCATTCACCACTGAGTCTAAACAGTTAGATTTAACTCAAGCAACACAAGACGTAATGAAGGAATTAGAAACCTTTGCTGGAGAACCGGGGCTTAAAATGACGGGCGCTTTTCTACTTAAGTTTGACGCAAAGATCACTAACCTAATATCAGAAGCTAGACATAGCTCCCCTAATGGATTAAGCACAAGCACTGATCGTGAGTTAAATTTACTCTCTGATTACATGAAGGGTGTAGTTACTGGTCAATTAAAGAAAGTTGACAAATCAGTAGCTAGGGACTACATTAAACTTAAGAGAGGTCACGCATCGTCTATGAATACTATGTTCCCTGACCTAAATAAGTCCTTTATTAAAGCTGGTAACAAAGGGAGCTTTGATGAGATAGGTAAGATGTTCCAAGGCACTAATACAGATACTATAACAAATTCACTCAAGTCTCTTAAGGAGAGCTACGCTAATATCCCTAAGAGTGATCTTAAGAATCTACCTTTTCCTACTGAAGAGGCCGCTTTAGTGGCTATACGGGAGTCTTATGCCGCTAATACTTTAAAGAGTTTTAATGTAGATATGGACCCAACAGCCTTCACACGCGCTGCTGTAGAAATGAACAATAAAGATCAACGTCCACGTATTAAAGCCATCATGGGAGAACACTTTGAGTCCTATCGTAAAGCTGTAAATACCTTTGCTGAAGCCTCTAAAAACCCTTCATCAGGTATCTCTCTTGTTATGCGGGGTGAAGAAGCTGGTGCGGTTCGTAGAGTTGCTGGTAATGTAGGTGCTATCGTTACTGGTGCAGGGGCTGGAGCAGCCGCCGCTGGATTACCCGCCGCTTTTATAGGAGGCGGGGTTGTGTTATTAACACCTTGGTTACTAGCAAAGTCCTCTGTAAATCCTAAGCGACTTAATCGTTTAATCCAGTTAAAGAATACAGACTTTTCTAACTATGCTAAACCGGAGAAGATTGAGCGTACACTTAAGATACTTAACGAATTTGTAGATACTGAGGAAGAGTCTAAACTGTTAATGGATTGGGCTAACTCAGTATTAGGTACAAGGGATGATTAATGGCTGAAAAACAAGGCATGTGGGATAGTTTTACTAAGCAAGCTAACTATCGAATTAATCAAGCAGATAAGGCTTTGGATGATCCTAACTTATTAGGGGCGTATCTAGGTGTTGCTGGTGCGGCTGGAGGGGCTGTGGGTGATGTTTCAGCAGCTGCTTTTGAGGCTATTACTCCTCAAGCAGCTGAAGATTACCTTAAGGATGTAATGGGAGAGGCCTATTCTAGATACAGCGGTACTAAGTTAGGAAAGGAGCTTGTTGATCTCGTTAAGAACAACCCTAAAGGGGCGGGTTATATAGGTTCAGCTGTTAATATACTTGGTGCTTTACCTTTATTATCTTCACTCAAGAAATACGGGATGCAGGCGATTAAAACCCCCAGCCTGATGAAGAAAGATGGTTTGGTTGAGGGAGGTCTAAAAGGATTGCTACCTGACTTCTCAGCTGACATAGCGCAGCATATGCCTGTCCACATGCGTGGAGGTATTTCCATTGGAGATACAGCGGATGCAATCAAAGCAGCTAGAGTGGCTTTAGGGAAAGAGGTTCAAGGCCCTACCCGCACTATGGGAGAGATACTTAAAGGGGACAATAAGGCAATAGGAACAGGTGTGAACTTCTATGGACCACGGCTAGAACAAGCATTATCTATCATAGGGGAAGGTATTGATGGAGTGGTTCCGGCCCTACGTGCGGCAATGTCTCCAGCTGCTTTAGCCCAGTTAGAAGCTAAAGGTATAACCATGTCCTCTCTACAGGTGCTTAACAAGCTACGTAGAGAAGGCAACCCCTTAGCGGAAGCAGGGGAACTCCAAATGCAGAACTTAATGTACAGAGGAAACTCACCTACTGTGCCTCCTTTGTTCAAACCGGGGCAACCTTTGAATCTTGAAGTAGAAATAGGGAAACCTAGGAGTTTAACGTTGGAGGAACCTAGCCTACGTCAGGACATCTTTGGTGGTTTACAGGGTAAGTTTCGTAAGATACCTGATGAAATAGCTGATAGACATATGAACCACATAAAGAATGGACATCAGTTAGACCCTATGAAGGATACAACAGTCACAGTCAAACGTCCTCAATCAGAAGGTATAGGCGAGGAGGCGGCTGGAGCGGCCTTTAAGACAGGCTCTACATTAACTAGAGGGTTTGCTAACGGTAGTTTGATGAATGCTTGGAAGGGTATACAAGGTAAAGTAACAGGACAGAAGTTTAAAGGAGATATTCCTTCAGAAGGGTTGATTGAACTTATGCAAATATCAGGTGGAATGACTAAAGAAAACATACGTAAGTACAATAAACTATACAACAAACAGAACGGTACTAAAGTAAAATTAGGAGGTACTGATATTCTAGTTAAGCTTATGAAGGCTAGGGCTGTTAAAGCGTCTGGAAGGACCCCTAACGTTGATGAGGATAAGGTTCTTAAGGCTTGGGATAATAATGATCTGTCTACAATTAAAGATGATCTAGGGAACATTATATCTGATAGAAACTCACCCAACGGTAATATGAGAGACTATAATGGGGGAGCGCATACAAGTACCTCCCATATATCCATGAATAAAGAACTAGGGGGTCTTAATACTGTATTTAGTCTAATGATGGGGAAAGTTAAGAACAAGGGAAGAGCCTACGCAACTGTCAGTGACGTAAGTGATCTTAAAGGTGTAGGAGGTAAACGTGACTCTAAACAGGTTATGACTGTATCCCCGACTCAGGTTATTAACACACTACAAAAAGATATGTATACGCCCTCAGGGAGAGTAGCTCATAAAGCAGATAAGGCTCGATTCAGTAACCCCACAAGCTCCCAAGCCATTCAACAGGGAACTAGGGAGCTTGAGGAATTAACTGGATGGGTTAAACCTAAAGACATGTCAGATAAAGCATTCCATAAGAAGATATTGGCGGAATATAATCCTGAAGTTAAAGGAAGACATGTGGTTAAGGCAATTAAGAATGGCTTGAGTATTGGACTTGTGGTTACGCAGAATGACATGTACGAAGACTAAGCTTCATAGTCCTTCCTTGTACATCTTTATATACCATTAACCCACAACAGACCACTTACCTGTAACGTAGTCCTTCCCCGGCATACCATAGTACTCCACTAAAATGCGACAGGCATCTATTACATCATCAGCATCCTCTTCCTCAAAGACTGTAGAGGATAGCTGAGTGTGTAGTGTGTTCTTAAGCACCTGTACAATTAACCTGTCTGTAGTCTCTTCATCTATTGCTACTGTATACGCCATTACTTTAGCCTCCCTAGGTCATACTTAACACGCTCAAGGTATATAGCACCATCAAGTAACTCTTCTATCGCATGATCAATCCATTGTGTAGTGGACACATCGTTACGCATCATCGTCGTACCGTACTTCTTGATCCCTTCCTTACTACGGTCACTCATACGCTCCATTACTGTATTTACTATTGGGTCTACATCGTGTGAAGTTTTATACATTGTTTAATCCTCTATATAGAATAAGTGTTTACCAATTTGGTCTACGTAAAATAACTTGCCAGCCCAGTAAGGGTTGACGTATGTTGCATGGTAGTGAGTAGCTCCCTCTGTCTCTCCCACTATAGCCCCGTCAAGAGCTAATCTAGCTACCGTGTATGAGGTAGCCTTAGCTGTAGCGTCCCTCATAATCTCATGTTTACCATCACACCAATAGCTAAACTGACACCTATCGTGTACTGTATCGCATATAGATTTAGTAGTTCTAATTAGGACTACGTTAGCTATAGCCAGCTGACCAATGAAAGGTTCTGATCTCCCCTCAAAGTAGATAGCCTCCGCTAGGCAATCAAGGTCAGTCTGTGCATTGTCGGAGGCCCAAGATGAAGCAAGCGTTACCCCTAGTAATGCCCATGCTGTAAGAAGTAACATCAATAACTTCTTCATTTACATTCCTCCCCTACTGTTACGGTAGTATTACCATCACTTCCTACCTGTTGTAGGTATAGTTTATCACCAATCTTAGATGGAGTCAATAGGAAATATGATGTACTCCCCTCAGGTGAAGGGTTTTGTTGTACATTGTGACACCCTACCCATACTAAAGTACCTGTATCGTACTTAGGTGCGATGCCACACCCCGTTAGTATGATCCCTAAAGCCAGAACAAATAACAATCTACCCATTAGCCACACTCCTTGTTACCTGTTGCGGGTAAGTAGTAGGACCTAAGAGTACCTTCATGTACCTTATGAGACTTCTTACCACACTTACAATTCCAATGTTTATTGTCTGAGGCTTTGGAGATGACTTGGA